GGTGCGACTAGCTGGACTCGAACCAAATAAATAACATTATGATTTAAAACATAATTTAAAAAAGTAAAACCATTATGTATTGCCATTCATAATACCATTATATTTAATGACCTAAAAATCTAAAAAGGTTAAAAGCATTTGCATTACTATACTTTGCGCTTCCCTCCAATAAATATTAGCACATCATTATTAAATAAATAAGGAAGGCGAGAGAAATCTCGCCTTTTGCTTTATAAAACTACTGAACTTCTAGAATGTGCGTGGAATAAAAGTTGATGATTGATACTGCGTGCGTTTTTGCGCCCAATCTTTAGCATCGGCTGATGCTTTGGCAAACTGCAAATGAGCGGCATCTTCACTTTTCTGTCTTGCAATATCTTCCGCCTGTTGTAGAGTGAGATTATTTACATCAATCATATTGCGCACAGGAGGAGCGACAGAAGATTTAACATCCTCAGCCACTGTTTTGCGCTCCACTGGTTTCGGATTGTACAAGTCCATATCACCACCACCGGTCATATAAAGCGCTTGCCCCATCTGGCCAGCCCCCTTAAATGCTGCGATTGTATCAGGGCGTTTCAGATAATTATCGCGTTCAGCAGAAACAGCATTGATTCTTGCAGTAATCGCATTTTGTTGCTCTTTATCTTCTGTTGCAGACAATTTTTCTTGCAAGGCATGTATTTGGCTATCATAAATACCAAGAGTTTGAGTTGCGCCGAGAAGATTTTTTTGCGCTTCTGATTCGCCGCTATGAGAATAACGCGCTGAAATTCGAGCTTTTGCAGCCGCGGCTGAAATCTCATTACGCATTCTGTGATCTTCAAGCTCAAACTCATGCTTGTATTTTTTATCAAGCAATTCACTATCAAAAGCACGTTGTTTGTCAGCTTCTGCTGTTTTCCAATCTAACAGCTTTTGCGTTTCTTCATCTTTCCACCCTTGTTCAACATTTTTGACAATACCAGTTCCCAAGCCTTGCGTCATTGCACCGAGAATTCCACCCCATCCCATAAATTATGCCCCTTTTTGTTGCATTGGTTTTGATTGTTCGCTTTGTATTTGCGCACGACGTTGGCTTTCCATTTCAGCCACTTTATTAATCATATCAACGTATTGCTGTTCTTCTTCTCGAGGTAACGCACCGTGCGTTGCTTCACCAAATTGCTCGAGCGCATTCATTAAAATATCAATCAATACATCATCAATTTGCTCTTCTGGCACACCAACTTGCTGTAATAATTGCATAGCTAAATCTTTAGCGACCTGCATCATCACTTGTGGCGGAATAGTTTTTCCATTTTGTTGCGCGGCCTGAAGATTTGAAATCATCGCTTTTGCGACTAAATCCGCAATACCTTCTTCTGGCCCTTTTTCTTGAATACGCTGTTGCGCAACATTTGCGATAGCATTAATGGAATTTTGCATCAACATTTGATACATCTGCGCCATACTTCCCTGTTGTTGTGAACCCTGTGGATTTTCGACCGTACTTTGTTCTGTTGTCTGTGGTTGTGATTGTTGTGTCATCGAATCTAAAATACCCATAAATTTGTCCTTCTATCGAATTAAAACGTTGTTCCATAAGTTGATGAGCTGAGGAATTTCGTTGTAATCCTCATTTTCCGTTTTTATTGGATTGAGACGTTGTTGCATTGAGCCTAGGATTCCAGGTTTATACTGCTCATTACTGCCATCCATTGCTCTTCGCTCTCTATCTTCTTTCCATGCACGAGCTATCGCATCTTTTCGATTAGCAATATCCCCTTTTAGTGCCGGTGAATTGAGCTTTTCAGCTGCATATTCAATAGCGTGATTATGTCGCCAACCATCTGCTATTGTTTTAGCTCCTGTACCAACAAAACTACCAAGAGTCGGATTTGCTGCATAACCAATAGCTCCAGCTGCTGTCGCCAATCCGCCAGCAAATCGAGAGCCAAATGAATCCATATCTTCATCATAAAAATTCTGAGCCGCGTGGTAATTTGAGCGATAGGCTTGGCGTTGAGAAGGGGTCATTTTTTCAAGGATTTTTTCCTTATCTTTGAATTTGTCTGCAATTGTTCCAGCTTTGGAAACGCCAAGTTGAGTGATTCCTTGTGTAATTGCCGCGCCTTTAGATACTGGTTCACCAACAACTCCCATAAGCGTTGAAACAACATTTCCGACTGTATCACCAGCGTATTTTTTTGTCTTATCTTCCATCGCATTATGATGCGCAATATCTCTCAATCGTTCATCTGAGGTGAAGAATCCAACATTATCCCAATCTTCTCTGGCGGAATAAGGCGCATTGGAGTAACTTTTTCCAAATAAACCGCCAGTGAGTGTTTTCTGATCTTTTTCTGGAGCGGCGGCGCTCATTTGACCGTTAGCGAGCGAATGATATTTTTCACTAATTGTTCGGCTAATTGCGCTATGACCACCACTCCAACTAGAGTTATTTCTTCGCTCATTAAATGCATCAGTATAGACTTTGTCTTTTCCGTATCTAGATTTGTGGTCATTCCATCTATCTGACGTACTACGATAACTATCACTACTGTTATCTTCTCGCCAACCACCGCCACCGGAAAAGGATGAATCAGAATCACTAGCTCGCTCATAGCCAGCTTTTTCCATTGACTCACCAAAACTATCATGCAACTCTGCCATTGTTAGCCCCTTTAGTTTCAGAACGTTTCTTCATTTCAGTCAAAATACCGCCATTTGCTAATCCTGGAGAATCATCCACGGTCAAACTTTTATACGACCAATCCGCATCTGGTACGGCTGAATATTTTGATTTCATCTGATCTTGCAGATTTAATAACTCACGTTGCTGATTGATCAAATCTTTACCAGCTTGTTTTTGTGCAAAGTAACCACCGGCACCAGCAATAACATTACCGATAATATTGCTTGCCTCTTTATGGTTGTCCATCCAATCCATTGCACTTCCAGCTGTTTCTCCTAGCCATTTACCAGCTCCACTAATTGCATCCCATGCACCATCCCAAAACGCCATAACCTTTCTCCTCTTAACTAAATTTGAATTGACGGAACGCCTAAACTCGGAAAAGACGACCAATTTTGTTTAGTGGTCGGAATTCCTTGCATAAACTTACTCATAAATTGAATTTCTGAATCTCGACTTGCTTTAAGTTGCTCAATAGCTTTAGTTTTATCCTCAGCTTTCATATTCGAATTATTCAGGATAGTGGCAATTTGCGCATCGAAGTTACTGGTAATTTGCATGGTGAAATCAATAGATTTACCAATAGTGTTAGCCGCGACTTGCGCATTTAAGTTCTTCATCTCATTTTGATGATTCAAATTCGCCATATCTTTTTGTTGTTGGCGTTCAAGTGCGGTTTGAGATGCGGTAAACTGATTCTGAGCCTGATTCAATCTGCTTTGATTGTTATAAGCTAGGTCAGATTGTAATTGCGCCATTCCACGCTGATGACCGCGTTCTAATTCTGCCTGCGATGCGGTGAATTGATTTTGTTGCTGATTGAGCTTACTTTGATTTTGGAAATTTAAATCAGCTTGTAAGCGAGTTTGTTTTTCCGCAAACGCATTTTGTGTATCTTGGCTTGCAATTGGTATTACCGCATCAAGCATTGCACGTTGAGCAGATTCCACACCAATGGTTGAATTTTGCAAACCGCGATTAGCAGCCATACGCTCTCCTTTAGCAGCCGCACTATTCATTAAAAGTGAATTGCTATTTAATAAATTAGAGACATTGCCTGCCATTGTTTGTGATGTATCTTTTGGCGGTGGTTGAGTAGAAATTGTTGGGGCTTGCGGAGTTTTAGTTTTATTCACCGCATCCGTCATAGAACCTAGAATTGACATATATTCTCCTAAATAAAAGGCTACTTATTCAGCAGCCTTAGTTTGAAAATCATCTGGGTATTGTTTACGCGAAAGCTCGCTTTCATACGCCGTCTTACAATGATTCTTGTCAAAGAAAATCCCATTAATCACGCAATACAACACATGCCAGCGTTTTTTCGGCTGTGGTTTTAAACACGCGCGATAAGTTCGGCTGGAAAGGGTTTCATCTGCCGCGCCACCTGTGAGGGCATTAAACAGTTGGTCTATGGCAATGACCACGTGATAGCCATAGCGTTTTAATTTACTTGGAACTGCCATTGTTCAATCTCCTGTTCAAGTGCGGTTAAATCATCGGGCGTTTTTAAAGCCAACAAACGGTCTTCAAAGGCTTGTCGTTGCCCAATAATAATGCCAATCGCCACCGCAAACTGGGCGGATTTTTCAATCACTTTGCTAATTAGCATATCCAGTGGTACACCACGTACACGCGCAACTTGTGAAAGCATTGGTGTAGGGGTGTTGTGGTCGGCTTGCCATGCGAGAGCCTCTTTCTCTTGGCGATAGAAACTCTCAATTTCCGTTTGTGGGTAACCTGTCAGTAAGCTATTTTTAAGTTGGTCCGCTTTGTCCGCTAACTTATTGAGTAAGCCTTCTTTTTGTTGTTCAAAAAGTGCGGTTTGTTTTTCGGGTGAAATTTCCCACGTGAGCGTATCAAGATTTAGCTCGTGTGCTGCGCTTGGTTGTGGGTCAATTAATACAGGGTTGCCTGTTTTATCGGCGATGATTTGTTTGCCAGCGGCTTGTCCATTGAGTAACTCAAGATATTTATCTTGGCTAATTTCCACTGCGCCTTCGGGCACAAATCCACCGTAAGAATCGTCAAAAAAACCGTCTTTAAAATACATTGTCATTATTTCCATCTCCCAATTGCCAAAAACTGTAAACGACATGCACCTTGGTTTGGATCGCCATGTTCGTAGTTGTACCAATACAATGTTGTCGCTGTTGATTTTGTTAATATATTGACTCCAACATCATGGTGACCTTCAAAGGATGATGTTATATTCCCCCAAACTAACGGTTTCCCCACAAATGACACTGCCCACGTCAATTGTTTTTGTCCTGTTCCACCAATTCCACTGTTTGGACCGTGGACATCGGTAAAATCAGCGAAATATGTTTGTATCATTGTGCCATCTGGATATTTTCGAATCTCAAAGTTGCCGATTTTTTGATAGGTAAAATCAGCTAAATTAGCTTTTTGCGCAACCAGTTGTCGTACTGGCTCTATATCATTCCACTTCTCCCATGCTGACCAATCATCATTAGCGACACTCACTTGCCAGCGAATATAGGTATCTTTCGAATAATGTACGTGGAAAATTTGCCGACACCATCTTTCATTGCCTATACCACCTGTAATGACCTGAAGATTTCCCGACCCAATATCACTATTTGTATCTCTAGGTGAATTACTTACTCCGTAAAGTGTCCCAAAGCAATAAATACCGTCAGTGCGATAATCATTCATATTACCGCTACCATTTTCCACCTTAAAATTATTAATGCCATAACCAGCAAGCGTTGTAGCGGGGGATTGTTTACTATCCGCAGTGTGCTGGGCATTATCTGCGGCAGTTTTGGCTTCCACGCCTTTGTCATAAGCGGTTTTGGCTGCTTTACTTGTAGCAACATCATCTTCGCTTTTGCTATTTACTGCAGAGGATTTTTTGCTGTTTGGGATGTAATTTTGCGAGACATTTAACTGTAATTGTGCAGTTTGTTGAGCAAGTTTTTTCCCCGCTTTTGCAGTGAGTGCAAGAGATTCACTTTCAAGGCCAGTATCATTGGTTAAGCGAACCACTCCTTCGGTATTAATGTTTGATCGTGGTACATTAAGTACCTTGGCATAATCAACCTCTCCAACAGCAAGACTTTCCGCTTTTTTTGCTGCTTGCGTCGCTTCCTCTGCTTTTTGTGTAGCAATAGTCGCACTTTGTGTTGCAGATGATTCCGCACTTGCTAAATTTACGGCTAATTGTGCTGCTTTTTGTGCATAATGGTAAGCAGAATATTTTTCATCTAAAACAACTTCATTTTCAGGATTAGACGCCCATTTACGCGCCATATTTTCTGATTCATCTGCGGATTGACTGCTTGATAATGCAGAAGTCGCAGCTTTCTGTGCCGTTTGTGTATTGGTTGCAGTGATTTGGGTGTTTTTTGCAACCTCTTGCGCGGCTGATGCAACTTGTTGTGCTTTTTTGATGACATCATCACGTGCATTATTCACACTTGCTTCTGTTTCCGTTAGCATTTTGAATGGAACAGGATGATTTGGGTCGCTAGGTTCGGGAATTAATGGACTGGTTGCAAAGCCTTTTCCATCATCACGCATTGCTGGAATACGCTCAAAGCTCGCTTGGATGGCATCAAATTCATCAGAAACTGCCGTGCCATCTGCCTTTGTGTAAGGGGTAAATTGATGGGTGCGTTGATACCATGTTCTTTTTTCATCAGACACGATAATTTCTCCGAGTTATGTAGTTGAGAATAAGCCCACTGATTTCAAATTGTGGGGAGTAAATAGATGAACCAGAAAATGACAGTGCAATATTGCGACTATAGCCAGATAAATAAAATGTTGGTGTAGAATAATCTTCCGCTGACCACAGGAAATCATTCCAAAAGGAATCATTCCAACGCCCGCCGCCACCAGCGATTTGCAAATCCTTGCTCAATGTTGATGCATGGTAGTTAGAATTGTAATCAAGATCGAAACGATAACTTAATTTAGATTTTCCCTCTGTAGTCGCTTGTAATTCTGCGCTATGCCAACTTTTAATCAATGTTGGCGACCCACAATGATTAAATGCAATTTTAATAATCCAATAAATTGGCTTTCCAGAAAAGGAATAACATTTATCAGATTGGCGATATACCTTACCATCATCAAAAGCCAAGTAAATTTGTTCTGGTGATTGCCATACCCCACGTAAAATCTCAGGATAAGTAAAAAATGTACTCCGTGTTGAGCCATCAGCTTGTAACATCATACAAATATGACGACCTTCTTTAGAATAGAACCTAATTTGATTTGATTTTGGTTTTGTGGAAGTATAAGCAATGTTGTAATGTTGCTTATCAAAACCTAGTTTACGATTGGCATCTACTTCACTTAATCGAAAATCGCCAAATTGCTCGGTTTGATCGATGCGTGTAATACCATTTTTACTAATAGCTAAGGGAACGAATGTTGTTTGTAATGTTTCAGGTACAATGCCGATAGAAGAAACTTCTTTTAAAGCCCAATCATCACGCCCTGAACCATAAAGCCCCGCTATTTTATTGCGGCAACCAATAATTAATACCCCGCCAACTGTGGAAGAAAGTGCAGTGATTTCATCACCTAACCCCAATTGTTCAGAACCGAGTAAAACTGACCATTGGTTAGGACGCCCCACTAAAGAATGTCCTAATTGCCCACCTGGGAAAGAGGCAAATAAGTGATTGCGGTGTGCACAGATATATTGCGGATTATTACTATTAACCAAAATTGGAACAATTACCCCATTTGGCCGCACTTCAATAATTTGTTCTCCATTACAGCCGTAAGCATAAAATGTATCTGCACCGCCATAAAAATTGTGATAAATAAAGTGCCAAGACAATCCTTTTGATAATTTGACCAACTCGCAATCCTCAATGGTTGCAACAGTCTCCCCTTTTATTTGTAAAGGTTGATTTTCAATAACCGATTGAGAGAGAACTACGTAACCAGATAAATTATCTGGGGCAAGCGTGACTGAATGGATAATCCCACGACTGCTAGCGGATATAAACTCAGCACCATTCAGTAAATTCTCAGGTTTTACCACGTTTTTTAGTTTAACTAGATAGGTATTCGGTATGGCTGACCATCCTTGACTTGAGCTGATAAACCCACCACACTTTTCTCCGTTATCTCGAAAGGCGATGACTTCGTTATTGAGTTCTAGTACGCCACGAATTGGGTTTTCTCCTGGTACGGTAAGCACATGCTCTACGCCCAATTGAAAAGCAGTCGCACGGTAGCGTAAATCATCTTCTAACTCTCCTTCTGTAGAGCTATGCACGTAGTGAGCAGTGAAAGATGTTCCCTCTACGCTAAAAACATTGCCATTGGCTAAATTTAATGGACGTAATGCTGCAACAACAAGCTCTTGCGCTAACACATCAATAATTTGATAGCGTTTTCCTTGATGGTTGAAGGTTTTATTAAGAAAGGATTTATCTTGAGGAATTTCATCAACCACTAATACTGCATAATCCATCTCAGAAGGAATCATTTCGCCGTCAATGCATTCATAGCCCTCAATTCGAGAAAAACCACCTCCATAATTAGGTTGCACATTTAACGCGATAATCGCTTCACTATTCGCCTTTGCAATCGGCGGCGTAGTTAAATCCATGCCGCCGCTGATGGCGATAAATTGTGATTGAATTCGTGGAAGTTGTGACATTATTTGCCTAATGATGGAGTGGGTAAGAATCGTTCGCAAAGCAAATGGAGATATTTATCCCATTCATTTTGCCCACGCATAACGAGCTCTTGTGCATTTTGTGACAGGGCTTTACTTTGCATAGCGTAGTACACAATCGCCACGTGGAATTGCTTAGGAATAAATGGTGTATCAGAGGACGCTTCTAATTCTTGAAGATTATCACCATCAAAACCATTCCCCCAAAATCGCTTGTTCCATGGGCGTAAGGATTGAATATCCAGCCACGCTTCACGAATTGCATCAACATACTCAAGGTTACGACCAGTTTGATTGGTAACATTATGCGGGCCTTCGCCTGTATCGTTCATTTCACGACGTAACCGTTGAGCAAGTTGCAAGTAATTCATTAGGCATCACCTAATACAGTAATGGAATAGCGAGGAGCAAAGTATTCGCTATAAGTACCGTCTTTGTTTTGTTCAAAACGATGTTCGCCAGCTTTAGAAAGTAAAACATAAACAGATTCGGGTACGGAAACTTCTTCTCCGCGTTTAATTAATATATCCAAATCATTAAGACCAACATACACATCACTGTTATCAGTTTCACTTGGCGCAATGATAATTCGCACACGTTTGTTTGCAGATAAAGGCAAATCAGCTGGAGGTGTTTCTTTTGACTTATTTTCTGTTGGTGTATCTGGGCGCACCAAACCAGTAGAACTTTCAAAATCAAGAATAGCCTGAACAAGATCTTCTTTCTTACCATCTTTTTCAATACCGCATTGTTCGCGTAAGTGCGCAACCAACTCTTCTTTTGTGGCTTTTTTCAGATCAATAAATGGATATGACATAGATTTCCTCATTAAAAAAAGAAAGCCCTCACGAGGAGGGCTTGAGTTTCAAATTAAAGTGCGGTTGCGGCGACTTCCAAACGAACTAACCACGCATCATTCAAGATTTTACCAGCCCACCAAGTTTTCCAACCGACGGAACCAGTTTGACCAAGTTCATCGCCTTTTTCGGCTTTACCAGGATTGCGTACCAAAATTTGTGCGGCATCTTTGCCTTTTAATGGGCAAACTGCATAGGCTTCTTGACCAAAGATCGCGATTTTGTACACGTCCGCACTTGAACCACCTGTAGATAACACTTTACCAGTAGCAGATGCGCCTGCATTTGCTGTTGGGGTAAGCAATGGCGTGGTGATAAAACGCACATTTTCTACCGTACCAAACTCTTGTGGAACGATTGGCTGACGAGAACCATATTCAGCAACTGAGGTAAAGCCTGGCAAATTGCGAATATCCGCTTCCAAGTCTGTGTGGCAAACAGCAATATAGGCTGCTTCAATCGGTTTAGTGCCGTATTTGATTGAACCATCCAAAATATTAGTTTTTTTCTTCGCACGGTTGCGTTGTAATTTACGCACTGCCGCACGTACATGTTCTAATTTCAAAGCTGTATTGACTTGTGAAGTTGCCGAACCATTGGCAAAAATCACGTTAGTACCACCGCTGATTGCCCCCCACGTTGCAAGCTCAGTGGTTTCTGCTGCTTGCTCACCAGAAAGCATGGTCATGTCGGACAATACAGGATCTTCGTGAGTATCTTGAATCACATCGGTGATTTCAGTCCACGCACCAAATTGTTGTAAACGGCATTCCACATCTTCATACACCATTTTTTGGGATTCAGGGCGAACACCTTCAGTTAATGGAGTTAAAGCCGGTGCAAACGGTTTTGGACGGCGGAATTTAATCACTTGGGATTTGTTTTGTGGGATTGGTTTGGTTTGACCAAGTTTAGTCAAAATCAATACCGGTTCAGCATGAGCTAACATTTTAGCTTCTGCATACACTTGTGTGCGTTGGGAAATATCCGTAGATTTAGTTGTAGCCATAATAATTTTCCTCAAATGAACTAACTATCGCTGCTTAGCAAATTGAGCAGCTAATTGATCGAATAACGCATCTTCATCAATTTCATCACCGCCTTTTGGCGCACTGCGCCCCGTTGGGAGCGACATGGCGGATAATTGTTGAGATCGTTTATTACGTTGCTCAGTGATGGAGGATGTTGCACGTTTGTACTCGTTGAGTAAATAAATCGCATCTTGCGGGTCGTCAGAGCTAAACATTGCTTTAACGCCATTTGGTTGCGTATCTACCCAGCGATGGAACATAGGATCGCGCAAGATATTGTCTGCATCAGGAACGGCTTGAGTAACTAAAGAAATAGAGGTATCAAGTTGTTGCTGTGCAAAATCTTGGACGTTGGCTTCCACCATTTGAGCGATTGGGGCAGAAACATCTTCAAGGCGTTTATTTTGTCCGGCAATAATGCGGGACAATAACTCTGCAACTTCAGGATAATCAGCACGCAAACTTTCCAATTCTCCATCAAAGGAAGGTTGGTTTTGTTTGAGCTGTTCTAGAGCGGCTTGTGCTTGTTGATATTTCTTTGCGAACGCACCAGCACGACCACGATGAGATTTAGCCATGTGTTCGTAGCGTTCTTTGTCTGCTTTCATTGAGCGGAAATGCTCTTTCACTTCGTCCGTGGCATTTGCTAACCATTCAGGCTCTTCCTCTTTTGCTTCCGGCGCTTGCGGGTTGCTTTCTTGAGGAGGATTTTCTCCACGCTGATCGGGCGCAGGCTGATTGTTGTCATTTGCAACAGACGGCTCGTTGTCGGCAGTTAGTCCACCTGATTCAAGTTGATTAGCGGCTTCATTAAAAGCGGCATCAGCATTAAATTCTACGGTGTCTTGATTTTCCATGTATTACCTCTTTAAGCAGCATAAAGCGGCTTGTGATAATGCGTTAATAAAAAAGCCCGCTGAAATTAGCGGGCCTGTAATGTTGGGTCGAGTTCACCAACAAGATCTTGCAGTTCTTTGATTCTTCCTCTAAGAACATTGTATTGTTGCGGCGTTAAACCTTCACTGCATAAATCTTGTTTATACTCAATAATTCGAGTATTCAGATAAATAATCAGAGATTTTTTATCTGCTTCATTTTGCAATTTTAGCTTTTGCATAAAAACTCCAATAAAAAACCGAACTGTATTTCTACAATTCGGCTATTGTGAGAAATTCTACTGCAAAATTTTTTATTGTCAATAGATTAATTTGTGTTCAAACCCTCCATTATACGGTATTTATGTAACATTTTGGCTTGTACTCTGCTCATATCTTTATTGTAACGTTTAATGCCATTCTCATAAGCAATTGCACTAATTTTGCCTGAGCGCAATGAACGAGTTAGATTAGCTTTTTCACTTCTTGCTTTCTTAACAATACTCTCTTCTTGCTCATGGAATTTAATTAGTTTCATCTTGTCGGCATCTAACCAATTACTCAACTCATTGCGTTCTTTGCGAGATTTGTATTCTTTATAAACACTTCCAGCCTCTTCGCTTGCCTCATAGTAACGGCTTTGAATAGCAAATTCGTTTGTTGTGCCAATGAATTGATTTAAAAATGGCGTACGTGCTTTTCTTCCAATCTCTTCACGATTAGGATTTTCCACAAATACAGTATTCAACTCTTTAAGACTACCAAGCATTGAGCTGTAACCGTCAAACAAGTTTTTAATTTGCTCAGGGTGCATATCAATACCCATTGTATCGTTTAGATTAATCGCCACATCTTTCCAAAATTGAGCAGTTGTCGCCTTAGATTGCTCTGCTTTTAATTTATCATCACGCACATAGTTAGTTGTGATCTTATTACCAAAAGCAGATCGATTTACAACGTTTTGCATAATTGGTTGCAAAATAGTTGGCGTTACGGTTAATGCGATTTTTTCCATTGGATATTTTGCTGCTGAAATTTCAGATGGAGATACTGGAGAAAATGTTTTCAATGAATGCACTAGCATATTTGCACCAGCCTCAGTCAATGAAATATCACCAACAGCACCTTTTACAATATTTGTTGAAAAGTTCCAAGCCATTTGCGCCATACCAAAACCAACTGGAATTTTAAAATATTTCCCCTCACCTAGTGGAATCGGGATATATCGAGTGATGTCGCCAAGTTGATCCATTTTATTCCCGCCCTCATCCTCATCATCCATTGAGCGCAACACAGTATAAAGTGAAGTCATTACCGCCATATATCCAATAAAGCGGATTTGCCCTTTACGAGTGGATAGATAACGCATTAAGTTGGCCGCCCCCATTACAGTCGGTTGAGAGAACATATACAAGGCTTTAATACCACGCATTTTTGAGCCAGTTTTGCGGAAGTTGGTTAATTCTAGCGTTGTCGCCGCTGCTTGTTTTGAATCAATGCCGTTATCAACTAGCGCTTTATAGGATGCTAACGCTGACACTGTATCAAACATCTTATTGTAACCCTCAAGCACATTGCCAACTTTCTCAAGTTTGCCGGCTAGTGGATTATTCTCCTTGCGCAATTTCTTAATTAAATCAACTTCTGATTTATCGAGATAAGTACCATAGTTTGATACTCCCCCCTCTTTTAGAAGTTGTTTTAACATTCGCTCTGCTGGAACGCTATCACGCAATTCTTGACCAAATCCAAGGCGTTTAGTTGCTTGCCATACTTCCTTATCAGCCAGTGCATTTTTAATGGTATCACGACCGATTTTATCCATTGTTTTGCTATCAACTAGGCGATTATTTTTATCGTAAAGTTTTTGCACTCGGATAAATTCTGATTTTTCCCAAGTGTCACGCAACATATTCATCGGTGCAAAAGTGACAGTCCATTGTGTAACACCTCGAGCGTACCATCCTGTCGGTTTAGAAATGACTTTCAAGAAAGCATTGGCGTGTTCAACGTTGTCATTACGCAATGATTCCATCGCTTGAGTTGGCAATTCATACTCATAATAATCACTACCCTCTTTACGGATAAGCACATTGTCGCTTGAGCGTGTTAAGCCCTGCATTTTACGTTTTCTAATACCTAAATTTGCGGTTGCTTGTTCTCTTGCCTCTGCATCTGAATATCCTTTATTTTTCAATAAAGCGACTTCTGTCTCAAACAAGTCATCAATCTTCGCTTTAAATTCAGCAAAGCCAGCATAGGTGGTGGATTTACCGATTGACTTCCAAACAGCATCAATCGCATCTTCAGCCTCTGAGTTTATACGACCTTTCAATGCTTTATCTCGAGTGATGTTAAGTGCATTTGAGCCAGCACCTGAGATAATATCAATATCTACATCAGCATTCGGATCACCAGTTAAAGGGACATAATGGCGATTGGCTTTGTATTCCTGATATTCTTTCTCCGTGTAACGACCACTAGCGCGATCGATATCTAAGCGGGCTTGATTCAAGTCATAAACCATCTCAGCAATCGATTCTAAATTAGATTTACTAATACGTTGTTCGGTGTTCTTCATAATCAATTCAGCCTCAGGAATTGACCAACCGCCAGCAACCCCAACTTTAAAGCGATTGACTTTGTTTTTGTAATCCGTGTTGTAAATATCAGCCTTACGGTTATCGTATTGCTCTTTCGCTTTTAGATAAGCCTCATTTAAGCGGCGAACTTCTGTACTTGTACCGTTTTGTTTAGCATTATCCAATAAGCGTTTTGTATCACGCATTACTTTTTCATCACGATTTAGTAAATCAATGTTTTTCTCAATGGAATAGCGAGCTGAGATCCAGTTGCCGACCAATCGTTTCATTGTTAATTCATCGATCGGACGTTTGCTTTTCTTGGTCTCTTTAGATAAAGCGGCAATTTTAGATAGGATAGGTTTTAAATACGCCTGTTCTAATTCTGAATTTAGCGCATCACGTTTCCCCTTAGCGGTGTACATCGCATCTTTCAATCTGCGTTTTTCGTGATCTCGACTGCTCGTATTCCCTGTTTGATCTTCAAGATGCATTGAATCAATCCAGTCATTCATTGGGCGCAAGCTATCAGCGAACCATTCATCCACTTTACCCACCACCCGATTAAAGCGCTCTTTAAATCCTGAGAAGTCTTTGGATTTTAAGTTATCCCATATACTAGGCTCACTGTCTGCTACGCCTGTCATTGCTAAATCAAGAGCGGATTGCATTGTATTTGCACGAGAGAATAAAATATCCCCACCACGCTCTTCATCTAATTGATTTGTCGCTTGCTTAATTGCTTCAATTCTTGATTTAGGATCAGTAGAATCATAGGTAAATATTTTCACCCCTGATTTTTCCAATACATCATAGGCATTTTTAGCAAGGTTATCAGGAACAACAGCACCAGCAAAGTTACTGAATTGTGTAATATCTTTAGCCTTGCCCTCAAAGTATTCAGTTGGCAACGCTTTGAGTTTATTCAAAAACGCATCAACAGCCATTCTGTTTTCTTGGGTATCTTTGATGCCAGCATAGCCAAATGCTTTTGAAGTGTTTTCATCCACTGCATTCCATAACACATCGTAAATATCTAAAGTGCTTACACCTAATTTATCCGCCAATAAATCGCCCTCTTTTTCAAGAGCATTTTTTGCGGTTTCAAACTCTTCTTTAGATACGATTCGATATTTATTAGCTTGAATATCCGCAATAGATTTAAACTTAGGAGTAACGGCTGCGCGAACGTTAGGCATTCCATAATTAAATGATTCGCCACCTCGTAAATCTTTTTTAAGTTTTTTTACAACGTTTTCAATGGTATGCGCAACATATTTATTACGGTCATAGCCATCTGTACCATTCCAAATTTTCTCTTTAACTGGCATGGTTTCAACGATACTATCAACATAATCACGAAAAGCATCATTATGCTCGCTAACCGCTTTTCGCATATTTGATAAGGTTTCAGGTTGATCTAATACTTTCTTAGATTCCTGTAATTTCAATCCCTCTTTTACTCTTGATTCAGCAAATGTACGAACGATATATTTATCCCCATCCAAGGCTTGTTTTGCTCGCACAATCACATTTTTAAGCAACGGTGATGGAGATACTCTGCCCTCAATATCTTTGATGTAATCCTTGATAAATTCTCTGAATAAGCCCTCAAATTTATCCGCACTTTCGATGGAGGAAATATCTTCCTCACTTATGCCAGCTTTAATTGCTTTCTGAATGGACGGATAATCAGCGTGTACGCTTTTCGGAATATCTCGATAGGCTTTTTCATACGGAATATTATGCTCTTTCAAGAATTGATATTTAACTGCATCACTATTAAGCATAGCTTGTTTTGCGCCGGTATCTTCCAATCCTTGTGTGAAGTCATAATCAAAGGCTCGATCTTCAATCTCTTTCGCTGATTTTTCAAAACGATTGAATAATGCTTTTTGATTTTTCGCTGAATACTCATAGCTAATTCGAGGATAACGAGGCGAATAAATATCACTACCGAAAACTTGAGCTTTATTTACACCTTTCGGATCGATGTAATGACGACTACCAATTAAAGTGACTTCACCAAAATTGGTTAATGGATTGCTTTGTTTTGCCACTGCAACGGATGCGAGTGGTAAACCGCCCATTTTATCAGCGTGCATAATGCCGTCTGCACTGATATTGTGTGTCACAATTAAATCACGTTGATATTCTGATTCGCCTTTTCTGCTAAAACGAATATCATCGTTTTCACTATTGACACTACTTTCTTCTTTCACTACACTAGCTTTATTGAAAAGCAGGTTTAACGTATCATCTGCCAGCAATTGGAGCTTAGAGTTGATACGACCTGCTTTTTGCTTATCTACAAATCGAACATCGGATTTTTCAATCATATTCTCCAAATAAGCGCGAGTACCATCTTTCCCATAAGCACTAGCTAATTTATGGAAAACTAAACCATTCATTTCTTGGTCTGCATGTAATGCTGCAATGACTCTCTCATTTCCTTTAACTGCTAACTCCGTTAAAACAACATAAGAGTTGGATTTTCCTTTCGTATTTTTAAATACTGCGACTGGGTTATTCAATTCTTTTGGAATCTGTTTTAATACATCAGCCGTCATTTCAGGGTGATCATTTTTGATGTTTCCAATCTTCGCAAAGTTGATATACATTGGCTCTTCAGTAATACCCGATTGAATTAATGCTTCTGGTGTTGTACCCAGTTCGATCCAACGGTTATTATCAAAACGAGTTTCAGAAGAATTAAAAACATCATCCACCGCTTTCGCAAAATCCGAATCTGCATTTTCATTTAAGCTAAAGCGAATATCGTTATTTGATGAAACTTGTTCAGTTTTCACCGCACTTTGTTTGATACGTGCAACAAGATTCAATACATCTTGGTTACTCATACGTTGTACAGTTTCATGTCCAAACAGTTTTGTGATGAAGTTGCGTAGGCGTTCTGCCGTCATTTCAAGCCAAGCACGCGCTGATTTCATTTGCCCTTTATGAAAACTTACACCGTAGCGTTGTTGTAATTCCTCCCATTTACCTGTTTCCTGTGCAGCCATTATTTCTGCGAGAGCTTCCTCTATGGCGACGGTGCGATTGGTTACACTTAGATCATCTGTGCCTTTCCGTTGAGTTTGAATCGCATCGGCAATTTTACTTACCATTTTATTTTTACCGACTTCCTGCATTACGCTATGGTAATCTTCTTTAAACTCAACATTTATTCCACGGTGCGCCATTTCGTGCCACGCTACAAATTGCAAACGCTCTTTTCGGCTCATTGATTTTGTTGCTTTAATACTGTCGGCGACAATAGTGATTTTGCCTGTTTTCGGATTAAACCAGCCTTCAACATCAGAAGTGATTAAATTCTTCACATCTTCTGGCGGATTAGCAAAGGTGATTACGTCAATATGTTCTGAGGCATTGCCAAAGGTTTGTTTTAATATTTGATGTGCTTGCTCAATTTCCTGGTTGTGTTGTGGAGATAGTTGGTGTATATTTCCTGTACTGGTGGCTCCCATTTCTTGACGCGTAAGTGTAGGCTTGAAGTGCGTAGTTTTTTCAGTATCGACGCGGCCTGCTGAATCAACATCTGCCGGATATAATTCAAAAGCAGTTAATAACCAAGCGTTACTTCCTTTGTTGCGGATTAATCCTGCTCTATATCCATTGTGGTCAATCTGAACGCTTTCACTTTTTCCATCGTTGCGAACCCAATGCCCCACTATTGAACCTTTTGCAATAGTATCTACAATATCCCGCGTTAGCATTTGGGTTACTTGCTCGTAACTCATCCCGTCTTTACGCATACGCGCTTCAATAATATGAGAAATACCTTTGCCTACAGGCTCACCTTTTTTATTGAATGACTTAGTTAAACCATCATCGCCCCATTCAAAATCCACCCAACCATCTAAATTATGGTTGAACATTGCGCGGTGTACAGTGCGCTGCTCTGTAATCGCCGCATTCATTGCCTCACGCCCCCGTTTGATATTTGACTCAACAGATTTCATGGCAGAGCGAGAGTAAGTTTTAAACTCGTCGCCTATATTATTCTCTGGTGTAAAAACGGATTGACTATCATCAGATACGCTTCCATCAACATTTTCTTGTATTTGTGATGTAATATTTTTCGCTTCTTCAAATGGACTTTGATCTAAAGCTATTTCGGGATTGTCTTGTTGGGTTGGTTGCTCAAAAGTATCCGTAGTCTCTCCCATTTCATTACGAGAATCTATTGAACTATTAGTGTGTAGTTCAGAAGCCGCCTCCTCGTTTATATTCATCGGCTGTGGCTTAAATTCTGTTGCCATTTGTTCTTTGTCAGGGGAAAAGTTTTCAGAAAATTGAACATTATTCTCTGGTGAAGCTGATTTATTATTATCTCTGTATTTTTCCATTTCCTCCGCATAATCTTCTAGCCATTGGCGCATCGCTTTCCCATCTTGTGGATTGATACCATATTGCTGTGCAATATTGCGTACTTCTGTCAATGCTTTTTCTGTTACGTGATCTTTTTTCGCTTGTTCATCAGAAAAAACCATTGGCGTATCAATAAATTCATTGGCGCGAGAAAAATCATTCTTTCTAAACTGTGTAAGGATTGAATGTAAATCTAGTGCGCGATCTAAATTTGAATCAGGTTTAAATTCAGGCTCGATATTTTCGGCTTGTGCTTCTGCTTGCTCTTCACCGAAGAAATCTGATTCAAACTGTGCGCGTTGTGCTTGTTGTTGCTGTTTTTCTCTAAAGGCTTGTCCTTGATTATTCCAACGCTGCACTTGGCTCATTTTCACTAAATCTGCGAGATCAGTTGCGCTTTGGTTAATGGAATCTGTATAACGACGTAGCTTTTCATCTATTTCTACGTCACCTGTGTTGATATGTTCAAGAATAGTGCGTTTTTGTTGGTTGAGTTCGCGACGGTGTGAATGGCTATCAATGCCGCCCATCATTCCCCCAAATACACCACCTAATATTGCGCCGTTTATGGCGTTTTCTTGCATTCCCTCAGTAAGGTCTTGATTCGGGTCGATATACTCTTTTTGTGCTTGATTGAGCGCATACTGTTCTGCTACACCTTGTACTGCCTCTGTTCCCCCTTCAATAAGTGCGCCTTTTACTAATCCACCTTTTACTGTTTGAGCAGGCGAAAGCAATCCTTTAAAACCACCGCCTAAACCGCTTATCGCATTTACGCCAATATCTGTCATAATGGCCGTAGGATTTAATGCCGCACTTTGCCCTACTTTGTCTGCAAAGCGAGTTTTAGCGAGGGAATAAAGTTCTTCAACAGTTTTGTCTTTACCCTCATCACTATCCGCAATTTCATAATAGGCGTTGGAAAATTCAGGCAGTTTTGCCAACGTTTCATTATCCATTGCCATGACTTCATCGCGTTTTTGTCCATAACGACTCCCACCTGACATTGCCGTTTGAATTGCGGTATAGCCCACCATATCTAAATATTTTTGTGGTACTCCTCGCTTAGCTGCTTGCTCTACGGCAATTTTACCGACTTGTTCAGCTGCCTCACGTTTTAACAACATTTTGCCCGCTTGTTTTACCCCAATGGTTGCCACTTTACCGAAGCCTAATGTCAGTACCGTATCTAGATTTTGCCCTAGAATTGAGCCTAGATTACCTGCCCACCAGCGTATATTAGCAATGCCTTTACCCTCGCCATCTAATGCACTTTGATTTAATGCCGATTTCATTTCATCGGACATTGTCGCCATATTCTCATCTGCACCTTTGGCGGCTAAATCCCCCGCTTTATGCAACCAGTCTGCACCAGTGATAGCCCCTAAGCCGTGAGCTAAATCACTTAATCCTTTCCACGCTCCCATTTGCACTGAATCAACCACATCTCCTATAATGCCTTGCTGTTCTGGTTTGGCAGGCGTAGTTTCAATACCTAAGTAAGGTGTTGATTCTTCTTTTGATTTCGATGTGTTGCCAATAATTTGATTGTAGGCTTTTTCAGAAAGGTAAAAGCTCATAATGTATCCTCATTTAGAACAGGTAAAAAAAGACCGCACTTTGGCGGTCTGTGAAAAAGGGAATGAATGTTTAACGATCTAATCCATAATTACCCGTTGGATTAGCCACAGGCGTATTTTTTAAGGCGACTTCTGTTTTGAATTTTTCCAAATCTATCGCCTGCTTGCCAGTTTGTAATTGCAGATCTGTGGTGAGTTTTGCTGTACTCAATGCTTTATCTAGATTTAAGCGAGCCTGTTGTGATTGTTGATTCATCTGTACTTCAAGCATCTTGATTTCAAGCTCTTTCTCTTTGATTTGAACTTTCATCTGCTCAATCTGCAACTGACTTTGCATTCGCATTTGCTCTAACTGCATTTCGTGCTGTTGTTTTTGTTGTGCGATCTGCATTTGCATTTGAACTTTAAGGATTTCAGGATCTTGTGGTTGCTGTGCCTGCGCTTCTTGTATTTCCTGGAGTTTTTGTTCATACTCTTCACGCGGAATTAGCATAGTCTGCGTTCCCATACTCATAGACTGCATGAGAGTTTTCGCACCATCGTACCAGTCAAACGCATACATTAATTGCGGATGCTGACCAAATTTTTGGAAAATGTCGATGATTTGTGCGGTTTGGGTTTCTTTTACAAGTAAAGCTGACGTGCCACGTGCTACAACTTGCATATCACCTTTGATAGATGCATCTTCACTCATATTCATGTTGTACTCGTAGAATCGACGAATCAGCGGTTTAGTGACAGAATCATCCCATTCTTTTACTTGACGGCGACGTACTGCATTAGCGGCATTCATCAACATAGACATACCACCAAGCGTAGGCGTTACCTGTCCTTGCTCACCTTGAGCAATCATTGGTAAGCCACTTTCTTCATCCATAAAAGATTTAGATAGTTGAATAATATTCGCTAATTCTTGCTGACGACTACCAATATCAAAGATGCCAAATGCACGTTGCGCTTCAAATTGAGCATTAGCGGTTGCGCGGTCATTAGTTTTCCATAACTTATATGGTGCAAGTTCCCAGTTCCCATCCACTGGTGTTAATACACTACTATTGACTACTGCTTGTGGCCCAATTCCTAAAATTCCATTATCAATCATTCCACGCCAAGCAGTATTGAGTATTTCTTGTGCATCACGGCAAAGGTAAGGAATACCAAAACCAAATAGGCAGCAAACATCAGGTTCACAGGTATAAACTGAATAAGGGAATTCAGTGGTATCAAGTGGATTGAGGTTTACACTCAAGATTTTACCGTTGCCCGCCATCACAATTACACCTTCAATTTCTAAGTTGGCAGCACGTGATTCTTCATCATCAGGAATATTTAACTTGTTGTCTTCACCTAACAATTCATTTGCACCTGACAACACATTCAACGGAATCCCACCGTGATAAGTCCACAACTCATATCTGTTATCCTTACTTTGTGTTTCAAGCCCAGAAAGTGTTCTTAATGTATCGACATAGCCATCCATATCATTGCTTGCCGTACGCGTATCCCCACCATCAAGCTCACACAATTCCAATACGCTTTCTTTCAAGTAGTACGGATTTTTCGCAAGCGCCTGTAATTGTTTTTTGGTCACATGGCTACGCTCAAAAACAAACTGACAATCTTTGAGCGTTGGTGCGGTCATATCTGGCACAAAATCCCACGGAAGAACTAAACGCGCAGCGGGAATCGTCTTATTGACAATTTCTCCCACCCAATTTCCTAGGCTGTCTTGTTTCCATGCTTTAGATTCCACTACATCCACCACAGGCGCACGTAAAATACCCGTGCCAAGAACCGCCGCATAATGTAAACATAAGCGAGCTTCTGCAGCATAGTCGCACTCTAATAACTGATCATCAATCAGCTTTTCCATCGCTTCCGCACTTTCTTTTGCTTGCTGCATAATGGCGCGAGCATTGGAAATTTGATTGCGCAAATTCGGATCGTCACTATCGGGTTGTTTCGCAATGTTCGCAATTTCTGGCATTGGTGTTGGACTAATTCCGTAGTTTTTATCATCGCTAGGGAAAAGCATATCGGTCATTTGTGCTGTCCACGAATCTGTTTTCGCTCGAGTGTAGCCTACAAAAACTTTCGATTTATTTGTTTTAATACTTTCTTCATACTGATTGCGATACTGATACATATCTTTCACCCAGCGCTGCACGATCGGTTGGCGTTGTTTTAAATGATCTAATAATTTGACCTTTAGATCTGACCCAAAAGCGGTGATAGCCTCTAGAATTGCGGATTGTTCTTCTGCCATTTTTAATACCCTGTAACTGAGCTGATAGCTTGATGTGGTTTAACGTTGATGATTTGTTGTTTGAATAAATCAGGCATAGCGCCTAAACATAAATATTGATTTGCATCGTGCGGATGTGAATAGCGATTTTTGTCTGGCGTTTCCGTATATTTTTCTTCACCGCTAATATTTAACTGGCGATAGGCATAACCTGTTTCATAGCCTTTAATCAAAACTCGACAATGCGGGCTGATAATCAGCGCTGGTTGCCCTTTCCCAACCAAACGAGATAACCACCAACGCACCGCTTCTAATCGTCCTGTTGTATTATTCGTATCTGCTGGACGTGCATTGAATCCGTTTTCTAATAAAATTTGAAAGCAGGTCTTTTCATCTGTTTGCGCACGTTGAACGCCAGCTGGATCGCCAATCACTTCCACTTCGCAACCAGCATATTTGGAGCGAATTAAAGGCGAAAGCTGATCTTGAATGAATCGCTGAATCCCCATTCCTGTCGCCACAACTTCATCAGTAATACGTAACTGCCCGATAGGTGAGACTTGACCGATAATTGCAGCTGGCGTTAAACCAAAATCAAGACCGATAAATGTTGGCCAGCCTTTAATAGGTAATAATTTGTCTTTCGAGACGTGTAAATCTTTGTTGAAGTGATCCATATAGACGGGTTTGCCTGTTTGAACGGTCGCAAATTCGTTGCAAATGCGAGATTTAATCCAACTCAATGTTTGTCCTTGAAGGTTATCGAACCAGTAGCCATAGCCTTTTTTATGATTTTCTACGTTTTCTGCTAAAGGATTGGCGACAAATCGGTGTCCGTGATAGTCCACATATAAGCCGTTTTCGATATTAGCTTTAACTCCATTAGATAACGATTCAAACGGAATGCCTGTAATATCAATTAACGCCCCTGGCTGCGTAAAGAACTCCCAATTCTTAGGCGTAAGGCTTTCCCCTGTTTCTTCATCGAGTGCCATTTCAAAGGTATGCCACCAGTGATCGTCGTCAGGCGAGTTGGTATCCATAATCATGCCGTTCCACGTTGCACCATCAAACCCTTCCGAAACTCGCTTTTCAGGAAAACGACCAGTACGAGTTACTGCTTCTGTTACCAACATCACTGGTAAGAATTGCGCTTCATTAATCCAAATTCCCGTCAGCTCCAAAGACATTAATTTTTTTACATCCTTTGGTTTATCCATTGAAAGGAACATAAACTCCGCTTCTACTGTCGTCTTACCATCAGGATGATTAATTTTCATCATTCCAGAAATCGGACTATCATATTTAATCGGACAAATACTTTCAGGAATCCACGCTTGAAAGGTCTTAATCACCGTTCCTTTTAATTCAGGATAAGTGTTTCGCACACAAGCCCAACGAGTACGACGAACTCCATCAGAATTAGGTTCTTGATTTAAGCAAATACGGAACATTTCCATTACACACCCAACTGATTTACCACTCCCAATCGGGCCACGAATAGCTTTCACCAATGCGTTCGTTTTATGCACTCTACGAAATGTAGCAGAGGCGCGATAATTAATCTTCATCGCTCTCTTCCTCGTCATCGTAGAAGTCTATGGCATATTCGACTTTGTGTTTACTTGCCGCTTTTGCACCAAGCTCTTGCGCCAATTTATCAGCTTTAAGTAAGGTTTCTTTTGTTTGCGCTTTTCGTAATTCAATCGTTTCAAGCGTAAGCGCAATATTATTGTTAGTATGGTTTAAGCTCTCAATGCGAGCCACAGCGCGGTCTAGTGCATTTTGAGCCGAATGAATGAGCTTATGGACGATTTCTCTATCTTCTGCCGTTTCGCATCGTTCTAAATCAGCAGTAAACTTCTCAATGCTTTCAATGGAGGAAATAGCCCGTTGGCGCATTAAGTCGATTTCATCTTTAAGGCTAAAATCAACGACAACACCAAAGGCAGATTTATCTTTAAAATATCGAGCGTAGCCACCATGTTTTACCATTTTTGCGGACTGCTTCACTTTTATCGCAATTTCTTTCGCAGTTTCGCAGTTCTCTTGTTCAACTTTCGCAGTTTTGTTCGCACTTTCGCAATTAATTTCGCAGTTTTCCTCTAAATCTTCTTTAGATTCAATAACTTCTGATTTAGCAGGTTTATTCGCATTGTTTTTAACGGCTTTCTTGATTGCTTTTACTTCTCGATTATCACCCTTTTGGATTTCTTCCATCTGTGCAAAGGCGGTTTCAGGCTTTTTGATATAGCGTTTAGCACTGGCAAAGTTCAGACCTTTCTTCCTGCACCATTCCATTACAGATACACCAGTCTTTGCATAAGATTTGATGTATTCTATTTGTAGTGCGTTCCAATCTTTTTTTGCCATAAACGAGATATAAAAAAGCCCGCAATTAAGCGGGCATAGTGAACTTTAATTATAAATCCCAAGTGATAGCTTTAACCGCCCACATTTGCGCATCAATAATGCGTTTTTGGGCTTCTTCAATTAGCATCTCTTTTTCTGAGCTTGAACATGATTGTTTTTGTAACTGATTTATTGCGTCTGCAAAGCGAGATTTACACTCATGCACATCGCCTCGATTGCCAACATTAAAATCAATCCCTACTAATTTCTCACCAATAGTTTTAGTTGTACCCATTTTTTTCTCCTAAAAGTAAATTAAAGCGGGTCGCCTACATAGATAGAGCAACCTTTCATATAATGCAGATTATCTCAATTTTGATAATCTAGCATGGTAAAGCAAATTGCATCGGCTAAGTCTAATACCCAACCAGGGATAAAGTTGGCGGTATCAACAAATGAATCTTCTTCATCTAAATCCACCAACATAACAAGGGATTCCCCATACTTTGCAATGATGGGGAATCCCTATTCAAGAAGTTTCTTCTTTGATTTTGGAAAAAACATTGATTGGCCCTATTTACTTAATTTCTCAGTTTGCCATTCACGGATTTTATCAATCCGATTTAGACAGACATCACGTTCGCGTTTGAGGATTACGGCATATTGCGCGACCTCCCCATAGGTTGAACCGCTAAATGATGTTTTATCTAAGTGAGCAAGATACGCTGCTGGAATAGTTGGATATGTGATGATTTGCGGTTTACTTGCGCAAGAAGTTAATAAGACTGCTAGGAGCAGCGGTATTAAATACACTACCTTGCTTTTCAGCTCTCGGAATAGAATTAAGGACTTCATTTTGTTCCTCTCTTGATGCGTTTTCAGCTTTAGAAAGCTCTAACGTGATACGTTGATTCTCAGCAATATCAGCTTTCAATTGGATGATTGATTCTGATTGCTGCTGGATGGTTTGGGCTTGTGCTTGGTTCT